TGCAAAGCTATCTCGCCGCCAACGACAGCTTTGTCGTGATCGACCTCTATACGTTCGCGCTGCCCTCGGGCGAAGTGCTGCGTTATTCGGGGTGGACGACGCCGCTGACGATCCCCGGCACGGCGTTCGCCGCCGGCAGCCTCAATTACAATGCCAGCGGCTACACCGGTTTCGCGCTCGGGCCGCGCTTCGACCGCTCGATGGTGACGACCAAGATCGGCGTCGAGCCGACCGAGCTCGATATTTCGATCCTCGCCGGCGCGAACGACCTGATCGGCGGAACGAGCTTTGCCGACGCCGTCAGGATTGGCCAGTTCGATGGCGCGACAGTCGAGCTCGATCGGCTCTTTGCACCACCGCAGCCCGATGGTTCAGGCGCGCCGGCGATGAGCCTTGGCGCGATTGTGTGGTTCTACGGCCGCGTCGCGGAGACCGATGTCGGCCGCAGCAAGATCGACATGAAGGTCAAGTCGCTGCTGAACCTGCTGGCGCAGCAGCAGATGCCGCACCGGCTCTACCAGGCCGCCTGCACCCATGTTTTCGGCGACGCGATGTGCACGTTCAACCGCGCGAGCATGGCCGCCAGCGTGACCGCGGAGGCGGGATCGACCCAGGCCGGGATTGTCACGTCGCTATCGCCAAGCCCGGCGACGCTCTACGATCAAGGCACGATCATCGCGACAAGCGGCGCCAATGCCGGACAGAGCCGCACGATCGCCCAGCTCACCGGCGGCACCGTTCAGCTGCTCAAGGCTTGGCTCGAACCTGTCACTGTCGGCGACGCGTTCGAGCTGCTGCCGGGCTGCGATCACACGCTCGCGACCTGTCAGAACATTTTCAACAATTTGATCCATTTTGGCGGGTTTCCCTATATCCCGCCACCCGAATTGGCGGTCTGAGATGGATACACAAAGAATGCCCCTCTCCGCCCATCGGGGGGAGAGGGAGGGGCCCGCGCCGAAGGCGTGGGAGGGTGAGGTGGGCAGCGGGCATCGGCGGTTCCCCCACCTCACCCCGACCCTCTCCACCAACGGCGGCGGAGAGGAAGCAGCCGCGCGTCGATTAGTCCTCGCCGAAGCCCAGTCGTGGCTCGGCACGCCGTTTCACCATCAAGGGCGGGTCAAGGGTGCCGGGGTGGATTGCGCGATGCTGCTCGCCGAGATCTATCATCGCTGCGGGCTCGTGCCCTATGTCGATCCCGGCTACTACCCGCCCGACTGGCACCTGCACCGCGACGCCGAACGCTATCTCGAAAAGCTGATGCCCTATGCGCGCGAGCTGGCCGGCCCACCGGCGCCGGGCGATGTCGCGGTTTTCCAATTCGGCCGAACCTTTTCGCATGGCGCGATCGTGACCGCCTGGCCACGCCTTATCCATGCGTATTGGCGGCGGGGCGTCGTCTGGGGCGATGCGACGCTCCATCCTCTCGTCGGGCGCCAGGCACGATTTTCGGAATGATCGATGTTTGACATCGCGCCGGCGGGGAAGGGCGGGGGCCCAAGCCCTTTTGTCAACGCCTTCAGCAACCCGACGCTCGGTTCGCTCCGATACAATACAAGCCAAGCCGGCAGCCCGATCTTTATCTGCTACGGAACGCAGCGGGTATCCATCAACCTTCTGGAATTCTGGAATTTTCAGGGGTCGGGAGGTAGCAGCAGTTCGAGCGGCGGCAAGGGGCTGGGCAGCAGTAGCGGCAAAAAGAGCAACAACCAGCAATATTCTGTCGATGTCGCGTTTGGCATTTGCCAGGGTCCGGTATTGTTCACCGGCTCGAGCTACGCGGATTCGAGCGGCAACAACAGGATCTGGGCGAATAGCGGCATCGCCAACGGGCTCGGCAATGTCGGGCTCAACGGCTATGCCGGCAGTGACGGGCAATCGCCCGACCCGGTATTCGCCAGCTCCGATGTAAACCAGCCGGTCATCGGCTATTCCGGCACGTGCTACGTCACCGGAACGCCACTGAACCTCGGCTCGTCGTCGGCATTGCCGGATATTTCGTTCGAGATCACCGGTTTTGAGCAAGGCACGGCCGGCCCAAACTTTCCGGACGACGCGCGACCCGACCTGATCGTCACCGATTTGTTGACCAACGCGCGCTACGGCGCGGGTTTTCCCGCGGCCAATCTCGATACCGCCGGCGCGCTAGCGGATTGGGGCAATTACTGCCAGGCGGCGCAGCTCGCGATGTCGCTGCTGCTCGACAAGCAGCAACCTGCGGCGCGCTGGCTCGAGGAGATGGCCGAGCTCACCGTATCGGCCGTCGTTTGGTCCGGCACGCTGTTGAAAATCATCCCTTACGGCGACCAGGCATTGTCGGCCAACGGCGCGAGCTGGACACCCAACCTGACCTGGCAATACAACCTTGGCGACGCAGATTTCCTGCCGTGGTCGGATGGCGGCGGCGCGGGTGACACCGACCCGGTGCTGCTGACGCGCAGCGACCCGTCCCAGGCGACGAACTGGCTCTCGGTCGAATATTTGGATGCCAGCAACAGCTACAACCCGCAGATCATCGCAGCCTTCGACCAAGGCATGATCGATGTTTACGGGCTGCGCACGGAGCCGTCGGTCCAGGGCCACGAATTCACCAACCCGACCAGCGCGACGATCTCCGCGCAGCTGATGCTCCAGCGGCGGCTATACGTGCGCAACACCTACCAGTTCAAGCTCGGCTGGAAATATGCGCTGCTGGAGCCGATGGATATCGTGCTGATCACCGACGCCGCGCTCGGACTTGTCGGCGCGCCGGTGCGCGTCACGCAGATCGAGGAAGATGACAACGGCGAGCTGACCGTCACTGCCGAAGAAATTCCGGGGGTGACGCCATGACCGGGACAATCACGCCGATCGGGATTGGCACCGCTGTTCTCCATGCCAAGCAAGCGACGGCCGGCGCGCCGCTCGACCCGTTCGTCGATCCCGGCAACACCAATGCGCCGATCGTCTTCGAGCCGCCAGCCGCGCTGACCGGCGGTTCGCTCGAAGTCTGGGTTATCGCCAGCGGCGGTGCCGATTGGGGCGGTTGCCAAGCCTGGATCTCGACCGACGGCACCGCGGCGCACGCCAGGGGGTGCTGACCGCGAGCCTGGCCGCCGCGGGCGATCCCGATACGATCGATACGCTGGCGGTCGATCTGACCCAGTCGCAGGGCCAGCTCCTATCGAGCACTCAGGCGGACGCCGACGCATACGTCACGCTGTGCTATTGCGGCGCAGAATTGGTGTCGTACGAAACGGCCACGCTGACCGCGACCTACAAGTACAACCTGACCTATCTGCGCCGCGGCGCCTACGGCACGGCGATCGGCAACCATGCCGCGGGTGCGCAATTCGCCCGCTTCGGGCCGAACGACCCGTCATTGTTCCGCTACACCTATCCGGCGAGCTTTATCGGCCAGACCATCTATCTCAAGCTGTCCGGCTTCAACATTTTCGGCCAGGCGCTGCAAGACCTCGCCTCGGTGTCGGCCTACAGCTACACGCTGCTCGGCACCGGCGGGGTCTCGGTGAACGTGATCGCGACCCTTGCCATCGGTGTCGACCAGGACTGGGGCACCCTCGGCACCAGCATCGCCGCACAGGCGGACCTCGCCTCGATTACGTCCGCCGCCGGCTACGACATCAACCTCGGCACACTGGTTTAGCGGCTCGCTTTCTTTGTCATTCCGGGCATCGCAAGGCGATGAACCCGGAACCCATGAACACTGGCGCCTGAAAGTCTGACGCTGGCAGTCAACCAGCGGGCCCGCGGTCCATGTGCATGGGTTCCCGCTTTCGCGGGAATAACAACACAAGGACACCTTGAGCTTATCGGAGATCACCTTGTCCCACACGCAAGTGCAATGGGCGCGCGGCAGCACGACCCAAATCGGCTCTTACACCGGCCCGGTCGGTGAGCTGGTGCTCAACACCGACGATTGGAGTTTGCAGGCGCAGGACGGCGTTACCGCCGCCGGTTGGGTGATCCGGCCGCGCCTTAACGTCCGAACCGTCACTGGAACGGGCGCGCAGACGGTCAATATCACCGATGACCTGATCGCCTGGATCCCGGGCACGCCAGCGGCGACGACTTTCACATTGCCATCGAGCCCGCGCGTCGGCGAGCAGCATAGCTTCAAATATCTCGCGGCGAGCGGCAGCTTTGCGCTGACCATCGCCGCTCCGTCGGGCCAGACGATCGACGGCGCCGCAACGGCCGCGCTTAGCACGCTCTACGCCGTGCTCAAAATTGTCTTTATCGGCGGCAATCAGTGGGGCGTCATGTCGTGAGGCGCCGCACTGGTCGCTATGCGGCGGCGCGATGAGCGTGCGATTCATCGAGATGCTGCAACCGCATTTTAGCCCCGACATCACGCTCGGACATTTGCTGCAGGCCGCGGTTGTCATCGTCACCGGAGGCGGCGGGATTCTCGGCGGCTATCTCAGCCTGCGCAGCGATCTGGATATGGAGCGCGCCGAATATCGCGTCGCATTGGCGGCGCATGAGGCCCGGCTTGGCGAGGCTGAGCGCGAGCTCGCCGATCGTCGCCGCGAAGACCGCGAGTTTCAGGCCGAGATGCGGGCCGCGCTCGAGCGGGTAATGGTGACGCTCGGCGATTTGCGCACCGAGCTCGTGCAAAAGCAGAACCGGCGATAGCCGTTTTCAAAAGGATCAAAGCGATGGATTTTGTCGGTGCGGCGACACCGCTCGCCGCCAGAGACGTTGCCCTGGTGGCGGCGAAGCTCAATTGCGAGCCAGCAGCCATCTGGGCGGTTTGCGATATCGAAAGCGCAGGCGGCGGTTTTCTGCCGGACAAGCGTCCTAAAATCCTGTTCGAAGCGCACATCTTCGGCCAGTTGACGCAGCACCGCTGGGACACGACCCACCCCAATATCTCCGCGCCCGTCTGGAACCGAGCGCTTTACGGCGCGGATGGCGCCCATCAATACGACCGGTTGGCCGAAGCGATTGGGCTCGATCGCGCCGCCGCCCTGCAATCGGCAAGCTGGGGGATGTTCCAGATCCTCGGTATGAATTACACCGTCTGCTGCTTTGCCGGCGTCGAGGAATACGTCGCGGCGATGTGCGATAGCGAAGGCACGCAACTTAGCGCCTTCGCCGAGTTTTGCCGGCATGGCGGCCTCGACCGGTTTCTAGATACCCACGACTGGGCGCAATTCGCGCTTGGCTATAACGGCCGGGCGAGGCCGAAAATGGCTACGCGGATAAGCTCGCTGCCGCCTATCAACGCCGCGCCGCGACGGCCGAATGAAGCCGGCAATGAGCCTGTGCGAGCGCTGCGGCGGCAGCGGCCGCACGCTGCGGGCACAACGCCGCCGCGCGGACGGTAGCCCGGACCCGTTCGACATCATCGGGCAGCACAGCGCGATTTGCGACAAATGCGGCGGCTCCGGCGAGGTGCCGGCTGCTCCGCCGTCCGCTACCGAGCGCGGAGCCGGCTACGCCGCCGATCTCGCCTAGCGCCACCCGTCCTCTATTCCGTTTTCTCGGCCGCCTTGGGCGGCTTTTTTGTTGAAAGGGCCCGTCATGCAGATACTGAGTTTTCTGCTCGCGCGTTTCAGCGAGCCGTCGAGCTATGCCGGTCTGGGCGCTATTCTCGCGCTCGCCGGTTTGCATTTCTCCGATACCGATCTGGGCCAGATCGCCCAGTTCCTGGCCGCCGGCTGCGGGCTTGCAGCGCTGCTTCTCAAGGAGCGCGGCGTCATCCAGGCGCTGCTTCTCGCGCTGTTGATCGGCGGCGGCCTGAGCGCGTGCGGCGGGGCCGCGTCGAGCACGCCGACCATCAGCAGCGATGCGCAATCGGTCTGTACAGTGGTCTCATGGGCCGCGCCGATCTTCGAGGCGCTTGGCGCCAAGCTCAACCCGAACGACGAGGCGATCCTCGCGACCGCCGAGCAAGCCGTCACCGCCTGCGGAGCGGGCAATGCGCCGGCGACGATCGCCGACATCGCCGCCGAGCTCGTCGCGATCCTTTATCCGGCGCAATCATGACCGGGTGGGCCTTCGTGGCGGCATTGTTGCTGCTCCCGCTTTGCGGATGCGGCGGGCTGGTCGCCGCCGGGTCGGGCATCGGTGCGCTCGCGCTGGTCAATCAAGTCAGCGGCGATGTCAATCAAGTGATCGATACCGCGTGTTCCGCCTATGAGAAAGGCCGCGCTGTCGCCGACGCAGTCGTCGCGACTGGCCTGGTGCCCGGCGATGACGTCAATAAGGTCGGCATCATCGAGCAATACGGGGACGCGGCTTGCGCCAGCCCGCCGACGGGCGACGCGCTGTCGACCGCCATCTGGTTCGGCAAATTGCTCGGACAGCTCGACTCGCTGATCAGCGGCAAAACCGCCAGCTGACAGACGGCCGCATCTCCGAAGCCTCGCATTGATGAACCTCAACACTGCCGGGCATGCCGCCGCGATCCGCGGCGCTGCCCGGTCATGGAGCCGTGAATGACCCTTCCGACCGTCAATCAGGCGCCGACGCAAATCGTCGAGCTGCCGGCTGAGCGCATCGCCGGCGCGACGCAGCTTCTCGACACCAGCGGCAATGTGATCGGCACCGCGGCGAACCCATTGGCGACGCAACAGGCCGGTGGCAATAACGGCGTCGACTACAGCGCCAACGCGCCATCGCTGACCAGCCTGACGCTGCTCGCGACAATTCCGGCCAATGCGAGCCGCCTCGGCTTTTTCATCCAGGCGCAAGGGACCGCGCAAGTGACCGTCGCGCTGGACGATGCGGCGGGAGCACTGACGCCGACCATCGTCGTGCTAGTCGGCGCCTCGGCAAACGGCGGGCAGGGCGGCGCGATCGACATGGGCGGTTTTCCGCATACCGGCCGCATCCGGATTTTCAGCACGTCGTCGGGCGTGCAAATGGCGGCGAGGGCGTGGTGATGAAGACACGATATGGTTTGGTCGCGGCGGGTGCGACCGCCGGGCTGTTGCTGCTGGCGGGTTATCTCGCGCCGCTGCGCGCCGGCGTCGACGCACCGCCGTTTTCGGTCACCGTGCCGTTCGATCCTTACACCGTCCTGATCGGCCCCGGCGCCGGCGCCGCGCTGCAGAGCGGATCGAGCCAGAACACCCTTAGTGGCTATCAAGCCGGCGGCGCGATTACGACCAACACCTACAACACGCTCTACGGCTATTTCGCCGGTGGCAATTACACCGGCGGATCAAGCGCTCATGCTCTTAATGGCTTTGGGGCGAAGGCGTGCGGTTCGGTCACGACCGGCGCGGATAATTTGTGCTTCGGCGCGGACGCCGGCAATAACGACGATGGAACCGGCTTCATTACGGGTGCAGATAATATTTTCGACGGAACGCATAGCGGCGGCCATGTCGGCTCCGGCAGTTTCAACGTTGCGACCGGCAATGAAAGCATGGTCGGCTGCGGCACTTGGTCGGGCGTCCCGAGCTGCCCGCTGCTGACCGGCAGCTACAACACCGCCGACGGGCACGCGGCGCTCGCGAATATCCAAGGCGCGGCTTACGAGAACTATGCCGCCGGGTATCAGGCCGGATATGAGTTGACGACCGGCTTTCAGAATATTTTCATCGGCCCCTACACAGGGACGAATTCGGTCACGACGGGATCGCTCAACATCCTGATCGGCCGCGACATGCGGGTGCCGAGCAGCACCGGATCGAGCCAGCTCAACATCGGCAACCTGATCCAGGGCACCGGCCTCACCCAAGGCGGCGCGACCAGCAACGGTGCGGTGACGATCTACGGCAGTCTGACGACGAATGCCGGGCTCACGGTCGGCGGCGCTGCTTCGTTCGGCGGCAACGCGATCACCTCAGCGGTGTGGAACGGTACATCTGTCGGCGCTGCCTATGGCGGCACCGGGAGCACGGCGTCGACCGCTTATGTAACCCAGAACGGCGCCGACGAGATCGATCTGGTCAACGAGTCCGGCTCGCGGATCGCCACGCTGAACACCAGCGCCGGCGCCAATTCCTGCTACCCGCAACTATCGGCGGGCGGTGGCACGGTCGCCTCGCTGTCGGCGCAAGGCACGACCTGCTCGGGCGGCGGCACGCTCAACCTCGGGACATCGGGGCAAAACACGGCGGTGCTCGGCAGCCTAAGCGTTGCCGCGACCGTCAAGACCGGCGGCTATACAGTTTCCGGTCTTTCTGGGATTTCGTCGCCATCGGCCGGGATGCGCGCCTATGTCACCGA